TCTTGATCCATGTAACGGCGTGACACCTCGGGCTTGGCTTGTCGACCATAGAGGGCAGGGAAGAGAACTTGGATGTTTGACCAAAGGATATTGAACTTCATCCTTGGCATTTCTATGGCATCACGCTCATCCCGATACCGCTTGACAACCTTTAAGCCGCGCTTTTCCCACTTGTCAAATATCTTGATGGCGGTCTCAATTTGGTCATGCCAATAAGGGCCAACATCCTCGCCCTCGTATGCGCCGTCTTCATGATACATGATCAATTACCGCTGGCAAAAAAGAATGTCACATCAAGCACATTGCCCTCGGTGAAATATAGGCTTGTCCCAATGTTGGCTGGGAATCGGTGAAACCCAATTGCTGGCGTAATTGTCCCTGAGACAACCGTGCCACCTGAGCCGCCATCGGTTAACACCATTGTGCCTGCGGTGGTGTTGTTGACGTAAAACCCAAGCAACTGGCATGGGCCTGTTGTGACTGCACCTGATGCCGTCATGTTTTTATATGCACCTACTTCTGCTACAGGCTGACTCATATTCGCTCCTCTTTATGTTGCATCTCATAATCCCACAGCTCATCGAGTGTGATGGTTTGTAGGGTCTTGCCCTTGGGCGGTGTCTGATCTTTTGCTTCTTGTCTATAAGCTACTGCCATCATCCGAAAAGCATCGCTCGGGTGACTTGTCCAATCGTGCCTCGGAGTCTGACGAAATGCTTTTTTGTCTTCATCATATTCACGTTGATACTGTCTGAGTGCTTCTAATCCTTCCTCACAGCATGGATCAAAGTAGCACAGCGGTAAAATCATTCTAACCGCTTGAATGCCATCTTGCACACCGATTTCGGGAACAATTGCAAGTTTGCTGATGCCGCCTAGATGAGCCGCCAATTGCTCGACAATGGACTTACCCCCCGATGCCAGCGTCTTTGCCCTTGCGTCATGCGGTAGGAAATGCTTGGTGTATCGGTAGCCTTTGGCGTTAACTACGTCTGCCAATTGCTCTATGCTTGCCCCGCTGACCGCATAGTAGTCCATGACCCTGATCTCGCCCCTGACCACCTGATACCACCAAATAGCGGTGTCGTCTCGGTAACCCAAGTCCCATGCGGTGTAAACAGGCGATTCAGGCTCAAAGGGTAGCTCTCTGATCCTGCCCTCATCTTGAGCTTGCCGCATCTCTTGACCGTAGAACGCCCCAAGAATAGCGGCATCAAAGCTGCACTCATACTCCTGATCGTATTGGTCTTGGCTTAATTGAGACCGAGCCGCCTCCAATTCTGAGTCGGGCAATAGCTTGGACATTGATGCCGGTAGCCTTAACAAAAACCAATCAGGCACGACTTGACTGACCTTGTAGATGTCATGAAACTGGTTTTTACCCTTTGGCGTACCACCAAACACCGCCCAACCCAATCGGTCTGACAATGTGGGGCGAATGACGTTTCCCCAAACGCTAGGCTTAAAGTCACCATATTCATCAAGATACACGCCGTTAAATCCCAAGCCCCGCATAGCATCTGCGTTATCTGAGCCAAACAGCATGATCTTTGCGCCGTTCAGCAGCTCCACCATCAGGTCGGATTCATTGGTGGCTTTGGTTACTGGTGCGGCGTAAAACTTGAGGTAATCCCACGCGACCCGCTTGGCTTGGCTACGAAATGGGGCAATGTAGGCGTATTGGGCTGACCTGTTGCCCTCGGTGATGGCTCGCTTGATCAGGTCGTTGATTGCCGCTACGGTCTTTCCAGCCCTGCGGTGGGCAACTAAACAAGACCAGCGCTCAGTCCTGTTATGGAATGGCATGAATGCCGCCCTTGGGCTGTAGGGCAAGATTACTTCACGCCGCCCCATGTCACCACCATTTCTACCGGCCCATCGTCTTTGCCGGTTAGCTCCGTCCTTGCCAATTTGGGTACATGGTATTCAACTACCGATTGAAATAGCTCAAAGGCTTTGGCAGGGTTAGGCTTTGTGTCTTCATCGCCATTAGCGACCTGATCTAGCCATTCTGTCAGTCGGTGGGCATTACCATCCACAAACATTGCTATGGCCTCTCTAGCCTGTGCTGTGGCCTTGTTAGGCACACCCGCAGCTCGACCACCGGCCTTTTTTCTAGTTTTAACTACTTTAGTTACTTGTGTAGTCATTTGGCATTCTTTTCTGTATTGCGCTCAAGAATGGTCATGTTCTTTTCTTCGCCAGGGAACACTACAAAGTTCCGAGTCAAGTTTGAATGTGAGGCTCTTTCTTGCTCTAATGCAGACAATATCTGCTTCATTCTGTCTTGATTACCCAAGCCTGAATCAATGTCTTTCTTCAATATATCTATGCGGGTATCAAGCTGCGCTTGAGTCATAGACGTAACGCCTGGTCTTCTGCTTAATTCATCAAGATATTTAATGCCAGCTACACCTTTATTTTGCAATAATTCAGAAATTTTGGATGGCTCTACTTTTAAATCTCTAACTATTGCATTGTGCCAAGTAGATGCTAATGGGTCTGAATCCATCCATTTTTTCAAATCAAAATTAGGAATTGTTGGCAAATCTTGTTCAATACCTTTTAATGCTTTTTTGACTTGTGCGGATTGCTGACTTAAAGGTTTGTCCCAATCAATCATGGTTGCAATCTTTTCGTCAGGAAGATCAACTTTATAAAGGTTACCGCCGCCTTTTTCTTGGTATGCCCTAAATAATTCAGTTAATTTGTCTTGAGGCAAATCTCGTGCCGCTATATTTGCATTTTGTAATTGTCTAGCTAAAACTTCAGGAGGTTTGTTTGCTTGCACTTGGCGCATAAACTCACCTCTAGTTCCCGCAGGTAAATTTAAACCAAGTCTTTCGGCTTCAGGTTGAAGATCAAATGCTTTGTATGCAAGTGTATCCCTGTAACCTTTTGCAACCGCTGGCGCTTCAGCCGTATAAATGCCATACCCATACGCTTGAGCACCCTCACCAGTGCCAATCTTAGAAGCATCAAACTCACCCAATGGGTTGCGCTCAGTTGGTGGCAATGTGTGAGGTGTGCCGTGATAAACATCAAGTAACTTAGGCTTAGGCGTAATTGTTCCAAGCAATGACCTAGTTGGCTGACCTGTTAAGCCAGCATTGATCTCTTGCCCCGCCAATTTTGCATAACCTGTTACCGCAGGTTTAGCTATCTTGCCAAAAGCTGGCGCCATGTACCCACCAAGCTCTTCCATACCCGCCGATTCGGGTCTTGCTGCCGTTTTTCTTGGCATCATGCCCAAAATGTCTGTGGTGGTCGGCAATACAGGGGTTGGGCTTACGTTTACCCCACCTGCACCAAAAGCCTTGTTTATGCCCATCCGAGCCAAGCCCTCTAAATCGCCAGCCGTGCCAGGTATCTGCGCTACGCCACCCCTTACCAATGATTCCAGGTTGCTTAACGATCCCGAGCCAATGGCTTTGAGCATTCCAAGCAGGTCGGATGCGCTGGCTTTCTTGCCGTTCCTTAACGTAGCCAATGTGTCAGGCGTGATCGGGCCAGTATCTTGTCCATACCCGCCGCCTAACGCAATTGCTAAATCTCGGTAATCAGCCATCAACCGTCTCCCGCATTTTAATCAGGCCGTTGAGCATCCTACTCTTAGTGTTAAACCATTGCTTGCTAAAGTCACAGTTTTGGTAATGGTCAAATTCGGGAATTCCTAGTGTGAAATGGGCAATTTTGGCATTCTTGTTTTCTTGCTCGCCAATTAGTACGTTCCATTCTTTCGGTAGCTCACCGATAAGTGAATCAGGCAACCAACCGAATCGGTGAAGCTCTGAGCCGCTGTGGTCATCTACAAACTCAGGCGTTAAAACCCTGTTTCTAAGATGATCGCAATTCCAAAGTATTAAACTTGACCAGTTCTTTCGGGGATAATCCCGATTCGCCGATTCCATCGGTGTACCGATATATTTCTTTGGGTGCTTAGTCTGATATTCATGCTTAACAACCTGCACCGCCTTGGTTGGGTCAAATAGCTTGTTAAGGTTATCAATGTTGGCAAGCATCAGCATATCGCTTGCATCCAAGAATATTGCCTTGCCGGTGAACTTGGTGAAGTAAGGAACTAGAAACCGCTGATAGGTAAATGCGTTTGTGCCGTCTCTTTGTGTACCGTATAGCGGTGTTATGGCGACCGGCTCGCTGGTGCGCTCAATCAGGCTTTGGCAAAACACATGGTAGCCAACAGCCTCCCGAGGGTCATAGCCAGCAAATATCCTGATCATTTGAATGACAATAAATAAATTGTGCTATCAATCAACGCCGCTATTTCGTCCACAATATTTTGTAATTGACTGTCATCAGGCAATGCTTCACGGTTTTTGTAAACGTAATCTTTAATACTGGTCAGGTACTTGACAGGGTCTTTGGCGTTATGGAAGTTCTCAGGAAAGTCCTTGATCTTTTCGTAACAACCCGAATAAGCCTCTGCATAACTGTCAGCTAGTTCAACAATGGCAGGGTAATATTTGCCCAAAGCCTTATGCGTAGCATATGAATCGGTACTCAGGTGCATAAAATGCGTCACCGTTGAGCTGTGAAACAACGTGGAAATGAAGTCGGCAACGTCTTTTTTCATATTTACCCTAAAAAAAGCAGGGGTCAATGCCCCTGCAAATGAGACAACTGCAGGTCTATTGTAAACGTAGGAATGGGTACGTCAACAGGCCAATTGCCATCATTAAAAAGTTTTGCAACCGTGGCTATGTGGGCATGATGCCATTTTTCTTGGCGCTCCTCTTTGGTCAAGTCTTTGCCTTGGTCAATCTCGTAGTGGCACTTTAAGCATAGCGCCGCCACTAAGTTATCGTCAGCCTTAACCCCTCGACCCTTGCCGCCACCCCAATTGGTGTGCGCTGCCTGCACCATATTTCCCGACCCGCAAGCCTGGCAATCAAGCCCCGCCACCAGCTTTAACAGTTTTTTGCTTCTTACGTATTGGTGTTTTTGGTACAAGTATTGTCTCCAATGTGGTAAATCTGTGCTCGTTAGCGCATTCCAAACGCCGCCTGCGTGTGTTTCCTGTTGAAGTTCTCGTTTCTTTTACGATAGTCCAAGTCCCGCAT